AACAGGATCTAGAATAAATACAAATACAGGAAATGTTACAACAGTTGGTAAAGCAACTATATTACCAAATGGATCAAGAGTTGATGTTGGCACAGGAACTGTAACTATATCTGCTGATGCTAATTTATCTGTAACAGGAAATAGAGTAGATGTAGAAATAGGAAACGTTACAACTAAAGCAAATGCAACTGTAACTGTTACTACAAACAGACAAAATATTTCAACAGGAACTGTAACTATTGTAGCAAAAGCAACAGTTACTCCAGATGGTAGTAGAATAAATGTTGCAGATGGTTCTGTATTAATTAAAAAATGGGATGGTATTGTACCGGGAGCTAGCATGACTTGGAGTCCAGTACAAACATCATTAGGATAAAATTATGTTATTTGGAGCAACACCCTTTGCAAACTCACCTTTCGCCGATCCAGGTGGCGTAACAGTCTTTGTTTCTTTAACAGGAAACAGGCTAAATGTAAGCACTGGAACTGTTGGAATTAGTGCCTCTGCTAGAATATTGCCAGGTGGTTCTGAAATAGAGATATCTGTAGGTAATGTAACTACAAAAGTTAACCAAAGAGTTGCTGCATCTGGTGTAAGAATAAACCTTGCAACTGGTACCGTTTCTGTGA